TTTCATCTAGTGCATCAATTCTATTGATCGCATCGCATTTCAATTTAGATAACTCATCAATACGTTTATCACGTTCTGCGACTGTGTCCATAAATCTTGATACACTAACCTCTAACCCTTGTGGAGTACCGCCACCTGTAACCCTATCCTTACTGTAATCAATCGCACCTATAGATGTAAGGTTCGCTCTTAACCGGTTGATTTCTTCCTTGATAGATGCAATTTGCACATCTACTAACTTTACTGGTTGTAGATACTCAACCGCTTTTTCTATTAGTTGCTTTTCGTCTAGTTCACCCAAACACTTCACCTCACTCTTTAAAGCCACCATTTATAGCTATCAAATACACCAATACACACCACGCTACAAAGATAATTGCATTTGCCCATCCATCTTTAGTGTTACCCATTGCAATTAACAAGCAAAAGAATAAAAAGTACATCATGTATTTATACCTCTGCTAGTTTTGCGTAATTCCAACATCCAATTGAAAGTTCACCAGTAGCAGTCCACGATGTTTTCCCATTTAGCCAACCATATACATTTCCATCTTTGTATCTCGCAAAATATCTTTTAATCCATTCTTTATTATCGTTACTAACTAATATAGGTGTATCAACTTCTACTTTTGACCAATCAATAATACCTAATTCGTCTGCAATATCCATTACCTCGCCCACTTCCAAGTCAGGTAATATTCCATGTGTCCGTCCAATACAGGTATATTCTTCACCATTACACTTATAAAAACCATCAATAATCAATGGTTTAATTTTGGTTAAGTATATGAATATACCATTACTACAAATTATATACCGCCAGCCATCATCATATAATTTTTGAAATAACCACTCTCTACCCTGTTTATCTGTGATCATACTGCACCCACGCTCCTCTATCCTCGTTCCATCTAAATTCAACTACATCATATAGTTCAAAATCATCTATATTTTCACTCACCTTACCGATATAAAACACATCCTCTTCACTCTCTACCGCAAGCTGGCACAAGAAATCAAATGCATCTTGATAGCTTTGAGGTGCGATGTAAAAGTCTGAGTGTTCAACGTAACCGCTATAGTTTGTCATTTTGCTTTTCTTTCCATTGTTTCAACGCATTATTCCACTCTTCTTTACGCTCATTTTCAACAAATTCTATATATTCACCAATCGCTTTTCTTCGTATTAATCTTGTATATTCTTCTAATGATATTCGTCCGTTTCTTAAATCAAACATGCTTATCATTATTTCGATATTTACACCATTCATACAGTATCTAGCAAAGATGCCACATACTCCATGTTCAATAATAGGTTTGTAAATATCATTTCCACTCACTATTGTTAAAGCACCTGATAGTAATTCAAAGTCCATCACACTCACCTCTTATGATAGGGCGGATATTTCACCGCCCATATCCTTTACAAACTATTTATTCGCTTTCAACTCTTCAACTTCCGCTACTAATTTAGTAACCAATGTTTCAAGTTCTTTGATTTTGCCTTTGTGGTTCAACTCATATTCAGAACCTTTACCTAATCTGAAGTTCACACTAGCATTTACCATTTTTTCGCTACCCAACGTACCACCTACGCTAAACATAACGTGTTCATTTGGAGCATAAAAACCGCCTAATGCTACCGCACTATGACCTTTGTAATGACCTACACCAACGGAGAATGTCATTTTATCGTCTTTGTTATAGCCTAGGTAATGAAGTGAGGATAATGCTGCATTCGCTGCACCAGCTTTACCAATTTCACGTTCTACATTGCGTGTCATTCCACGTTCTAAACTTTCAATTCGGTTTTCATGGTTTTCTAATACGTTTGCATGGTCTACTAAAGTTTGTTCATGTGATTGTAATTGTTGTTCATGGTTATTAATGATCGTTGCATGATTGTTGATTACTGTTTCATGACGATTAATTGCATCTGTATTTGCTTTGATGTTGCCAGCATTTACTTTGATAGCATCTGTATTATCTTGAATGGCTTTAGAATTTGCCCCTACACGCTCGTTTGTTGCGTTGATAGAGTTAGTAATCGTTGTGTAATTGTTATCCACCTTAGCGGTTAAATTCTTGATGTTATTTACATTGCGGTCTACTCGAATATTCAAACACTTAATATCTTTATCGTGTTTTGCAAGTTTTGCACCCATAGATGCGATTTCATCGTAGGCAGCGTATAACTGGCTACCATTGACTGCATCTGTAGATGCTGCATCAACTTGTCCAGCTGCAACATTTGTAATTTGGCGGTTGTAATATTTAACACCACCAAAACCAGCTCTATCTTTAGAACCAACACTCACTACAGATTGAGGGTTTTCACCAGCGAAAACGTGAGTAACCCCATTTAATACCACTTGTTGTGTAGGTACTGGGTTATCTGTTACGGAATTAGTACCCAACGCTACACTATTACTTTTGTCAGCTATTGTATTATTACCAATAGCGTATGCATCCCATGCAGTCGCTTTACCATGAGTGCCTACTACTGTTGCACCCTGTCCAGCGGTTTCGGAGTTAGCACCGATTACCACTTGCTCTTGGTTGCTATTGGTTTTGTTGTTGTAACCGATGATTGTAGTTTGGTTAGCACTTACTGTTCCGTTGTTAGAACCGATAACAGTTGTATCGTTACCGCTAACTTTATTATCTCGACCTAAAACGATTGTGCTTGTACCAGTAACTACTGTATTCACACCTAATGCTGCGGAGTTGTAACCGCTAACTACTGGTGCAGTAGTATTCGGTTCTACTTGACCTACTACTAAACCATTTGCAAATGTGCTACCTGTGATTGTTGCCATAACCATTGTTGCTAATACTAATTTGTTGTTCATGTTAAATTCTCCTTTTATGTTAATTAATTTATTAAACTTATTTGCCTGTGCTGCCATATCCGCCAGCACCTCTTTCTGTTCGGCTCAAGTCATCGACTTCTAATACATCGACCATTGCTACTGGTACGATGATTAATTGTGCGATGCGATCACCTCTAAATATCATGTAATCGCTACAAGATACATTTTCATATGCAATACTCAATTCACCTCTATAGTCAGCATCAATAATACCTACGCTATTTGCACATCTTAGAGGTGTTTTACTCATACTACTTCGTGGCACTAATAACCCCATGTGTCCTTTCGGTATCTCTACCGCCACCCCTAACGGAATTTTCTTTTGACTATCAGCAGGCACTTTGATATGAAACGGACAATACAAATCTAACCCAGCTGCATCTTCACTACCTCTTGTTGGTAGTTGTGCATATTCACTAACCAACTTTACTTTCATTTTTTCTTTCAAAATTCCACTCCTAACATCATCAATGCACGTTTGACTGTTTTATAATCAGCACCAACTTGATAACTCATTGCCCTTAATGACATTCCAGCTTGATGCATTTTTAATAATGAATTTCCATCCAACTCACTTGCACGTGTATATGTTTTCTGTGGTTTTGTACCTTTCAAACCCAAACAACATAACGCTCTGCCGGCACTTATATTTCCGTAAACACAAGCTGCTAACGCAAGCCAATTTAAGTTATTATCAGGAACAAACTCACTCATATTAACTGCCATGTTCCTCACTCCATTCACTTCCCTTATAGATGCGGAAGAAATCATCCGCACTCAACACCACTAACCAAGGCTTATTACTCTTTTTCCAAGCTACTATAGGCATATCGCCATTATCTGCAGCTATTGCATCGTGTTCAGCTTGCTCATATGCTTTACGCACGTTGAGGTTTTCCACAAACTTCACCTCTTGATGTATATTTGGTAAACCTACACAGTCGCTTGCATCACCTGTATTACCACAATATTGTGCAGTTCTTCGGACTTTATCAAACCCATGCGACCTACACACATCTCGCCACATTCGTTCTCCACGCTTTCCCTTATCCTTACTATTTATTGGCAATGATCATCACCCCTCTATATACTGTTCGCACCTCTTCAAAATGTCTTTCACCAGCTCCAACGGAATATGCGACCTTGTGTTGTATCGATTAATACCAATCGTATTTAACTTATTGAATTTAATGGTGTTCCTTATATCATCTTTCAATAACTTCAAATCGATATTGCTACCAAACTTTGTCGGTTTCTTAACTGGGTAATCATAGTTGTTGTAATAGGTTAAATTCTCATAAGGAACATCGAACCCTATTACATTTGCTATGTATTCCCATATCCGCCCATATGCTGGGTTTTCAATCACGAATACTTTGGGTTGGTAACGCTCAATGATTTTCAATGTGTTATAGATACATATTTCACCATTGATACGTGTTAGGAATGACTTATCGTACTTGAATTGGTAGTTTTCATAATCGATGTGATTTCTGATTGTGAATTTACTGCCCTGTTCGTATTCACCGAACAGATTGATAGTCATGTCCTTTTCTTGTTTCCAGCAAGCGTTTCCACCTTTCATTGCACTTGCTACGCTCCAACTTTCACATGGTGGACTAG